GGCCCCGGTCGCCGCCTCAGGATTTTTGATTGTGACACTATCCAAAACAACATTGGTCGTTGAAAGAAGGTTCACGCCGTTAAACGGACCCTCTATCTCCACCCGAGAAAGAGCAATAATCGATACGTCATTGAATTTGATTGCGGCGCCGGCCGTGTTGGTTACCGTAGACCAGATGGAAAGATCGGAAACAGAGAGGTAGCTGAATAGAGTCGAGCCATTCCCGAAGCTAAGCGTGTCCGCCGTTGTAGATGTTTGTTGTAAGACACTTACGCCAATACCCGCTCCCATAAGCCTGACACTGCTTTGCACGATAGGAATTTGAGCGCTTACAAGATATACGCCAGGCGGGAAATAGATTACGCCTCCAGTTGCGGGAAGAGCAGATATTGCACTGTTAATTGCTCCAGTATCATCGGCGATACCATTTCCAACTGCGCCATAACCTACTACATCGATCCATGGCTTAGGACCTTTGAGCGCCAAATTTCCAGGAAGAATAGGCGGAACTTGTGTCGCTGTAAGATGAGCAGCGCCGTCTAGAGTTGCGATCCCATTCGGGTTACCTAGTGTCGTTAGATTTGGAACGCCAAGAAGGCTCAGCCAATGTGCATTATCAACCTGAGAAAGAATTGTGGCGCTATATGCAGAGACGGCAGTAGCTGGAAAGCATTGCGCAAAGGCAGTATTGAGATCGGCCGCCTTTAAAAGCTGGGCTTGTTGCCAAATCATTGATTATCCCAAAAGACTTAAATCGAGAAAGAAATCAAAATCGAGTGTTCCAGCCTTAATAGGCGGAGGCGCAATATATACCCAGCACGTCACACCGGCCGCGCGTGTTGCTTCGATCGTGTCGTAAATGTCTTGATTGGTGACTGTTCCCTGAATTTGCGATAAATCCGCAAGGGCAAATGCACCACCGGTTCCAAATAATCCGTATAGATAACCAAATCCGCTCGAAAATCCCTTGCTAAATGCCACCCCTAACATCGCTGAGGTAACACCTTGCGGAACGCCCCATCCGCCAGACCAAGAATCGAAGCCAGCAAGGCTAGGAATTCCGGCTCCAATCGGCTCGACCGCGGTAATGAACATGGTGTACGGTAGATCAGCACCCCATGCGCCACCAGCATCAAATGCAAATGCAACGCCCCATCCTCCGCTATCCTGCGGATTCATTGGCTCAAAAATGGTTACTTCGGTTTGAGTTAGGTCTTCGACAGCCTGTTCAACACCGTGACGAGTAACTCTTTCGCGGAAAATTTCCTTTTGAATGGTCGCGATTAAAGAGGAATCTGTCTGACTCGGTTTGCGCTTAATACGAAGACCAAAAAAATCATAAGCCGACAGATCTAAGAAGAAGTCCGACGACGTCGTAAGGCGCGTTTGGTTCTTGGCATATTGAAGTAGCGAATAGATCCACGCAAGTCCGTCCCCAAGCCCCCCTTTGATTGCGGTTATAAACGAGGCATCTGCTACGTTGAACGAACCGTCGTTCCACCAACCCGTAGGTAGTAACCGCGTTAAGCGGCTGATCATATCGTTGGAATTTCCGGTTGCAATCGGAGGTGCGGGCGGTACAACTAATGGCCCTGGCACCAAGGCAGAGGCCGGAAATGGCGGCCAGACTTCCGTTATCCAAACATGAGCACGATATGGCCGCCGGCGCGGTTCCCAAAATGAGTCCGGTGCAAGCGCCATTTAATTCACACGACCGTTAGTGTACCTAGCTTGATCACATTGCGAAGCGTTCCGACAAGATCGATTGTATTGCCATTCACTGATAGCGGTGATATGTTCTGAACACCCGGAGTTGCGTCGAAGATAACTTGCGAAAGACGGTTATAATAAAGAGGCTGCCCAAGAGGCAATGTGTTCACATAATTCGTAACTGCCGTGCTTACGACGCTAACAACAAAATTGTGATCGTACCCCGATACAGATGTCAGCATGATGGCGATATTTGCATATATGATGACAGGCGGGAAAACGCCCCACATGATTCCACCAGCGCGCGTCGCACCAACAGCAAGCGCCGCATTGGTGATGAATAGAGAACTTGGTGCGCCGGTTCCGTCGTCTACAGTAACTGTCAAAAATCCCGGATTTGCGGAAAGATCAGCATTTTGATTTTCAAGCACCGTCACTTGCGCGCCCAGCTGCGTGCTTGTAACAGAGAATTCTATAGCCGCAACCGTTCCCTCCCTTAGAGCGGCAATGAAACCAATAAACCTACTACGATATGCAGCGTCAGTTTCGGATGCGAATCCGTTAAAGAAATTAGCAGCGTTAACAACCGTATCAATGCCAGTTAGTGGCGTCGTGATCTGGCTTAGTGCACCCGCAATAACGTTTCCAGCCGTACCAACTGTAGTGCATTGCACGGGAACCGTGATACTCGCGATATTCGCTGGCATATTATAACCAGCTATGGGAGTTCCAACGTAATTAGGATTTCCAAGATCGACCGTAACTGTAAACTGCGCAGTTCCGTCGATACTTTGAATCGTCGCGCCTATCGGAATAAATGGCGCGTTGGTCCCGGCGGTATTGCGCGAAAAGGTAACCGTTCCAGTCGCCGCCTGCGCGCCAAGGCGCGTAAAATTCCAATCGGCCATCCAGCTGTCGAGATCGGAACCTTGCGACGTAGATGCGCGCGTTAACTGAGCTATCTGCAGAGCAATCGCCTGAAGCCAAAGTAAAATTCCGCTGAAGCCTTCGGCCAGGGCTCTAAGGCTGGAACCAATCGAAAAGTCTAGAAGAGCATTCGCGCGACCTTGTATCCCTGTCGCGATGTTCGTAACAATCGAGGTAAAAGATTTCGTCGGGAGGGTAGCCATTAGACCGCGATCGTAAGAGAGAGTTGCTGACTATTCCCAGCTGAAGTGTAACCGATACTGATAATAAACAAGCCGCCTGGCTGCTGAACCACGCTAATCGTAGGCGCGGGGTTAGGTGCTACCGAATTTTCCAACGCAATTTGCGATCTCACGATGCTTTCGAGAAATTGCGTTGTCATAGGGCGGCCTATCTTTTGCGGAAGGCCAGCACCATAATCCTGGTGAAATACATATCCACCAACGACCGTGAACAAACGCCGCAAAATACGCTGACGCGCATAGATGTCGCCATCTACAACCGCAAGGTCATGACTCGGACTAAGCTTATAGTCAGTGTCCCACTCAAGTGATGGCTCTGGCATTTAGCAGTACCTCCAGGACGCACCATTATAAGCCACAGGACAATTTACTGACGTCGCCCCTCCCCCGGTCGGGATAGCATTAAATGCTGCCACCGCATTGGCAGTTGTGTCGCTGACATAAACCATCATCCCCTTGGTTGGCGAAGCGATACCGGCCAGTCCTGCAATCGTATAGACAGGCAGTTTTATCCATGATGTTGCGGTTGCGGTGTCAGTCGTCAACCCTTGAGTAACCGTAAGACCCTGCGTTGCTTGTGCAAGGCCGCCAGCGCCATCTGAGGCTACTAAAAATGCCCCTGTACCAAGGCCCCCGAGAAGACTCGCAAGCCCGGATACGCCAAGAGTTCCGGTTACATTGGTGTTACCATTATGCAGAATACTCGATGCCGCATCGGTTATTGATGTTCCGGCCGTACGCGTATGAGTTGTGCCTGCGGTATCACTAATTGAAGTAGCCGCGGTGCGAGAATGTGCGGCCGTTGTGTTTGTGACAATCCCATTAACCAAGTCTAGAACGATTGAATGAGAGGAACCCCCGCCAGATGCCTTGTGCGTTAATGTCTTCGCCAAGAGATCTAGGACCATCGTGTGCGTGTTGGTGCCGTCGGTAGAGGAGTGTATTACGCTATTTTTAGTTGACCTATATCCACTCGAGAATCCAGTACTGAACGCGCTACTGTCTGACTTAGGGTCCATCGTTATGGAATGGGAGATTTGAGCCCCATCTGACGCCGTGTGCGTCATCTTTCCGCCCTTGCCATTCGCCTTAGTTGCAGTGGCGGAGTAATTCCCAGCCGTTGCGCTGTGGCTCATGTCGGGTTTGGTATTATCAGTCTGTCCGTCTGCCTGCTTCTGTGTTGTTGCATGGATAACGGAGCCGTCCTTGTTCATTTTGATTGAGGCGTTAAACTGCGAGATGATCGCAGTTTCACCGGACTGAACTTGCGGCGGCATATCTACGTCAGAATGCAGGCGGCCGGATATCTTTCCGCTTTCGAAATCTCCTTCTTGATATCTCACAACGCACTGATCACCGGTAGTCTTCCCATCCCCAGGGACTAGACCAGTAACATGACCATAATTATTACCCATCGCGTGGGTTTCGATCGGGATCTGGCCAGATTCCAATTGCTCCGGCTGAAACATGACTTTAGCAGTATGCGTCTTCGGATCGTAGCTTGTGCACAGACCTATACGCTCGTGACGCCGACCTGCCGCCCAATTCTCAATGCACCGATAAATCATCGGCTCGAGATCGGCGATAGTCATTCTGCGCTGCGTCCTTCGCCAGCTGTCGCTGCGTTGATAATCATCGTGTAGCCGCCCATACCGAATGAATGCCGAATTTCGTCAATTTGGTATTGCTGATCGAATGGACCAGTACCGGAAAGCTGAAGCGCCATAGATACATCAATTGACGTGTCGCCAACGACTTCAGCTTCAAGGTGAAAGGTATGGCGCGTCATTTCTTGCGCCCTCATCTTCGCAAAATTCTGAATTTGATCCTGCACGAAAGCGGGAATGTGATAAGAGGTAGTTGTTTTACCTCCAGTACCTTGCACGGTTGCCGTATTCTCAAGCATTTTCTTTTTACGAGAATGCCAGCTTTTCGCCGTTGTTTCGTTTGTCTTAGCGGCCTGCGCATTATAGGTAATGGTGAGATGCAAGCAGTCCGAAATCATTGGACTACCTGGAGTTGGCGGGACATAATTGAGGGAATAGCTACCGCCGGAACTGCTCTGGCTCACATAGTTGAGAGAGGTCCCCTTAACGAACCAGCGAGCGCCATCTAGTTCGGCAAGTTTATGGATAACTGATGCGAAACTTTGCCCGTCCGTAAGTTTAGCGTATTCATCTTTTAGAATACGTCCGGCCTTAATCATGCCCTGGCCGACTTGAGCCTGCAGACCGGCGCGTTGTGCCAGATCCTGAACGATGTCGGTTGTCTTCTTATTGACCCATTTTTCGGCTGACTTCATTTCGTGAAGCTTGGCAGACGCGTCGCGTCCAGTCGCGGTAATGACGCGCTGAATAAAATCGAAACTAACATTGTCCAACTCACCCTGAACTAGGATAGAGCCATTCACAATAATGGAGGCGCTTGTTTGATTACCACCGGCTAGAGCATTAAGCGCACCGCCGTCCATCGGCAGATTTGCAGTGAACGTTGCGCTTCGCCGCGTCGCTGTTTGACAAACTTGGCCACTGGTAAGCAAGAACTGGCCGCCGCAAACCAGATAGGCGGTGTGCGGCTTAACGCCAGTCGAGATCGCCAATTATGCCCCCAAAATGATTGCGTTTCCTAGAAAGTTTGCGATATAAGAGGCTGCGAGCGAATGCCTAAGCAAGCAAGAGGAAGACGTTACTTCGAACCGGAGTTAACAGCACGCGGGAAGCAAAGCGCCGGAGCCCGCTAGAGCAGGGGTAACGTCCTGCCCGCTCGCGCCTTATGCCCCCAAGATGCCGCTCGTGTCCGTAGTGTCGAAAAGCGCCGGTATTGCTATTGTGGTAAGTCCGTTAATCCACGGATCGACAAGGTTGTTTTCCTTAGCCAGTACGGTCCAATACATGGCATTGCCAAGCTCTTGCGCCGCAATATGGAACAGCGTTGTGTTTGAAACTAGGATAGTCCGGAACGGGACGGCCTCACCGACATAGGGCTGAGCTACAGTCATCCAGTTATCTCAATGTTCAGAACCATGCGGCCAATTACGCCGCGAAGATCAGATAGCGTTTGTTCGTCTTGGGCGCTCGTTAGAAGGGCAAGGAGCCCGTTAACCGTATCTCCGGGCATCTTAGACCCCTGAAACGTATCAAGGGCGCCAGCGGAGGTTTTTTCGGCCGCATCAATGGCTGAAGCTAGTGACGCTGCCTGCTGGAGTAGCGCACGGCGAATTGTTACGCTTGCCGATAGGTATGATCCCATAGCCACAAGCGCTGCATTAAGGCTTGAAACGCCAGTCGTGACGGAAGAGGGAATCATAGCCCTACTAAACTCATTGCTGTAGCCATGTCGGCACCTAAGAGCTGATCAATTCCTTGCGTAATCGCGCCGAGAGCGCCAGACATAGTGTCAACGGCAACCACAACCGTTATGTCGTATTTCCACAGCTGCGGATAGCGCTCCGGACACGCCTTAAAATGACGGACGATCACCGTCCAGAAATTACCACCCCAAACAAGTGGCACCGGTGCCCCAGATACACGCAACGCATCAAGCGCACGGACATTCTCTCGCGCATCCGCCCCATAGAAGGTACCGGACCAGGAATAATCATCATCGTCAGGACCAAGAGTATCAATGACACGCGAGCCTCCGGGCAGTTTATGCACTACCATCGCTTGCGCGCCTCCAAGATGAATGTCATGCGGCGTAGACCACTCGTCAAAAGAAATTCCGCTAAGAACCAGAGTGTCAGTGGCCATGATTATGCTGTAGCGGTTTGGCGATCGGCGCCCGCAAAGGTGCCATAACCATCGAAGTAGGCTGCGCCGCGACTATGTTCCGTGCTTTTTAAAATTTGTCTCACGGTATTGCTTGCCACAACCTGGCCATCCAAATGAGTGTGCACGTGGATATCTTGAGCCGTTTGTCCTCCGCCTTTATACGAAGGAACAGGCGGGCTTGTTGACATATATTTCCGATAAGCTCCTGAACTATATGTCGACCAATCACGATAGCTACCAGCCCTACGATGCATCTGGAGCGCAACACGAGCATTGGTTGCTGGATCAAATAAATCTTCGTTGCTGCTTAAGCCAAATTGTCTGCGCCTTTGTGGTCCCATCGCACCAAGCATGTTTATTTGCCAAAGGCCGTAGGAATTGTCGCCCGTACCAACATTGGTATTATGCGCTAGAGGATTGCCGCCTGACTCCGGTTGTGAAATCGCTGCAAGCATGCGCGCTTCTTCATCAGTCCCGCCTGCCTGTTTAATCAGATCATAGGCCTTGCTAACATTATATGCGCCACGGCCAGCAGCGCCGCCATACGATGCTTTTTGAATAAGACCGCCAGCGCCTCCGCCACCTTCGAAGCTACCGGGGGTAGCCTTAAGAGCCCAATCCGGAAGCCAACTCTTAAGCCATTCGCCAACAGCATCAAACATTTTCTTGAATGCGGCGATGATTTGGTCTCCGAGACTTTCAATGCTTGTTATAAGAGCCCCATCTGCAAGTTTGTTTAAAGCGTCAGCAAAATGATTCAGCGCCTCGGTTGCCGGTCCAACTAGTGGTCCACCCAGCTTCGTCAGAAGAGCATCCCAGGCCGCGGTAAATCTACTCATGGCGGCATAGGGATCATTCTTGATCAAATAATCAGCCCCCTTAAGTCCCATCGTTTCCCCGATGAGCTTGGCGTCTTTCTCAAAGCGCTGCGGCTGCAAGGTCATGATAGCTGCAGATTGCGCTGCTGTGCGCTGGCTAATCAAATCACCTATGGCGCCTATTACCTTTGGATCGTTGGGGGCGATATCAGCGCCTAACTTTTTACGCAATGCCGGTGCTAGGACTTCCTGAGCCCATTTGTAAGGATCTTGAACCAGCAAGTCGCTTCTTTCGACAGCGCCGTAATGGAAACCCTTAATTTCTCCTTTCTTGTTATAAACAAGCTTGCTTGGATCCGTTAGCAGGCCGTATTCTTGTAATGCTTGGGTGGAACCCAGGGGAGTGTGCCCCTGCGCGATATTTCGGAACAGGGACATTAAGCCTGTACCGGCCTGCATCCCAGCCTGTTCCTGAATTAGAGTAGGCAACCACTTATCGACAAACTCTTGTGACCATCCCTGAGTTGCAACGCGACCATATTGTGCGGCAGCAAGGAAGCCTTGAGGTGTTATCTTTCCACCGGAGGCAGTGATTGCCTGAGTTTCAGCCTGAAATAAATTGCGAAAGTCTTCATTTGTCTTCAGGCCCATGAGTTCGCCGCTGCGCGCAGCAGAATAAAGAGCTTCTTTAGCTCTATCGCCAGTGCCCTCCTTAAAGGCATTTAGCACGATGCGCATTCGTTCTAGATCTTCGATAAAATCCACCGCGTGCGCTGTGCTCCCCACCGGCATTCGCAGTTCACGTATATCCTTAAGAACATCCGCAACTTTAACGCCATATTTTTGCTGAACCTCAAAAGCCTTGGCGGTTGCATCAGCAATCTCTAGCTGACTGACACCGGAAATAGTAAGTTGGTTCTGAACCTTTAGAAGTTCCGACGCGTGTTCGGTCGCCTTAATGAAACCGTCGACAATCGCAAACCCAGTTGCACCACCGCCTATAAGGGCAGCCTTTGCATTATGCCCCATTTTATCGAAGCCTGCGGATAGACCTACAAGCTTGCTCTTGAGGATATCAACCTCTTTTCCGATAGCTAGGAGAGTTGGGGTTACCCAATTCATCATGCTTATTTTAGTGGCGATTTCATAAACTATCGGCACGCGTCTACCCTTGACAATTGATTAAGTGGTGCTTATATACACCACATGACTAAGAATCCTAGACTCTCAATAACATTCACCAGGCGACAGCTTGTCTTTATCGAGCGGGAAGCTGCTAGGCTTGGAATTACGGTTGCGGAAACCGTACGCCGCATCGTTGATTTTCATATCGAAAGCCAACGGGTAAGTCCCATCGTCATAAAGGAGAAATCAAAATGAAACGCTTAATCTTTCTTGCCATGGCTTTCATTTCCATAGCGCAGCCAGCGCTTTCCATGAGCAAGCCTAATAAGGCGGAAATTCTCGAACTAGTTGGAGTCGCAACAATAATCACGCGCGCAGCCAAATTATGCCCTCAATACGAATTTAGCACTGTTGAAGTTTTCAATCCCACAATCAATATGGCGAAAGAACTTGTTGGAGCGAAAGCTGTCGATAATAAAATTGATAGTATAAATACACTAATCAGAACTGCTCTTGCTAATGGACTAAAATCAACTTTTTGCGACATAGCCAAAAATAGCGACGCAGAAATGGAAAGCAGCTCAAAATGAGATTCTGGTTCAGCATGCCATTTATCCGCCGGACCAGAATCGGTATCAGCGTTTCTGACCGCGAGATCGCGCGCGCATTTCACGCTAAGCCGGTTACCGAGGATGAACAAAAACAGCACGCAGCGAAAGAAGCCGAAATAGAGGCGCGCGCTCAAGCTTTTGCCAAGCGATGGACGCCATTCGTAAATTGGTTTATTGTCACTGCCTTTGCAGTGGTGGTGGTAGACTTGATTATCTGGAGCTTATTCAAAATTTTGAACTAAGGCTTCTTCGCAAGCGCTCCGATACCTAACGCAACCGCCATTCCCACATGAAGGGAATGACTGATTTCCTCGTGTATTTCATGCTCTTTCGCGCGGGCCGCTCCACCGAGAAATGACCTAGGCCGAATACGGCTGGTTCCTAGTTCTTGGTAAACCGCGATCTTGCTATTGGATCCAACATAAGACGCGTGCTCCATATCATCAACGGCGTGCTCAATGGTGTCTCTTATATGAGTCCCATCGCGCAACAAGGGCTCATTAGGCGAATAGCCAAGCGCTTCGCGTTGCTCCTGGGTGGATTCTGATAGTTGTGGCCAACCATAATCGTATGTCCCAATAACGCGCTTGGCCTCATTCTCAACAATCTCGGCGGCCTTCTCTAGCATTTCATGCTCCCAAAGATGGTAACCAGCTTCCATCTTGACTAGAGATGCCGCGAACTCTCCCAGACTATGAGCCACGTTCGTCAAAATCCTTCCAGCGCATCCCGCGCCAATCGAATTCACCGCCCTCAAGTTCACCCATAATCACAGTCCATGCTATGACCTCGGCAGTCATGCCGCATTCAACCATGGCCCACGCAACATCAAACGGGACACCACCCCTAATCAAGCCGAGTGCCTGGCGGGCCGCGGTGTCCGTACTAAGTTTTTTGCCTCTTCCACCACATCAGCTGGAGGCTCAACAGTCTTCATTAGCTTCGAGAATGCCTCGCCGGCAGCCTCTATGCCTTCTTCGTCAAGCCGATCGAGAATGGCATCTAGCTCTTCCCGGTTTTTGGGGAATGGTAGCGGATTTTCATCGATTTCACGCACATGCGCGGCGAGAACCAAACGCCAATTGCGTGGGATTGATGCCTCTTCTCCAGAATCAGGGTTGACAACTTTCGTCACGCCCTGCAAGTCCGAAGTAAGCCCCTGGATCTTCTCCATTTGCGACTGTTTCAGCCGCTGAACGCTAATTAATCGTCCCCACTTATCAGCAACTTTTTCCTTTTGCTGATAGCGAGCAGCGCGCGCTAGGAATTCGTCGCTCTTTGTTTCTGTCATTACGCGATCTGTACCCTGTCAGAAGCCTTGCCAGTTAGCGTCATAGTAACCGGCTTTTTGCGATCAACGTCTCCATGATCTGAGAGGCGGAATACAAATTTAGTATATTGGTAGTTAGATCGAGTCCCGTCTGGGTTAGCGATCGATTCATTGAGATATCCGGGAGACAGAGCCAATCCGGCATTGAATTGCTTATCGAGATTTATGATGAAATTCTCAAGCGCCGGAGTCGTGCGTGTGATGGTCATCGAAATAGTCCATCCCGCAGGCACATAATCAAACCGCGGCACAGCGTTATATGGCTCAGATGAGATATCGTGATAATGAGGGGTGATCTTGACGTTTTGAACATCGCCGAGATCGACAGTGCTCGCCGTATTCCCATCATAATAAATGAAGGAATAGTCAACGCCAATGCCCATCGTGTTCGCGGACATTTTAGCTCCTTAAAATAAATTTTATGGGAATAACTGGGAGATTAAACTATGAATGCGGCCGGTGGCGGAGTTGTCTGCACGGTAACCGTGACAATACCCGCGGGCCCGCCGGCAATTTTCACAACGATATATCGAATTACGTTCAAGAACGCGACCGTCCAATAGATGAATAGGTATCCTCTGGCCTGCAAGCTCGGTGGATTGTTATTGAGATCACATTGAACTGCCCACGAGTCGATCATCCCCTGTCCACTGCTACCCGATTCTGGCGCGGCAAGTTGTGCTGATAGACCATCAAACAGCGCTTTGGCTTTTGCGCGAGTCGGGTCATTTGGTTTGGTCGACTGTAGTTGTCCCACGAGAGCGCCAACCGCAGTTGATTGCGCGGTTGCAGCAAGGAAATTAATCATCGTTGAATATTCAATGCCCTGCGCAGCGGTGTTAGAAGACATGTTGCGGCCGGTACCAAAAGCGAAATAGTTCCCGCCCCATGTCGTAGGCGGTCCGATAATTAGATCAACGCCACCAAGTTCTGCTATGGAAAGCTCAGCATTGGAATAAGTTTGACCAGTTTGCGATCGTTGTGTCGCTGAAATACCGCGCAACACTTTGTTAAGTGGCGATTGCTCGGGCGACTGATTGCCGACAATGCCAAGGCCGAACGCAGAAGGATTGATAAGGCGAGAGATCTGATTCTGATTGTCATAGAATGTTGGATAATCACCAACAATCAGCCAGCTCGAGAAGCTGTCAACGCCTGCAGAAACGCGTGTTGCAACAGCTCCGGTAATCGTATCGCCAGAAACAGTTCCGTGAACCGCCAACATATTCTCGGATAGCGCAAAGCTGTCGATAATAGCGTATTT